GTTCCCCTCCGACGGAGCTCGACTATGCCTGACGGACTTCCCCGCGTCGGAAGCTAGACTATGCGTCCTATTTATATTATCTAGATGGCGATTTCCCCGCGTCGGAAACTCGATAGCGTCAAAAGTATCGGTTGCAACTTATTTAAAAAATTCGTAAATTGTCTTGGCTGATAATATTGTCGGGACTAGGCCACTCCGACGGAAGGACAAAGTTATGACAGATACTATGATACAACGACACAAGTGTTCATGCGACAAGTGTGGACATAGTCATTGGGTAGAGAAAGTCGTAGAGATGGAGACGCTACCTGTTGGGATAGACATATCTATCGTTCCAGTCGAGTATGATAAGACTTGGGAGATTACCTTAGTCAATAACATACAAGACACGACGACAGTTCTAGACGCGACGAGTATGAAAGAATGCTTGTTTGTAGTAGAGCAATGTCGTAAGTTGTTGATGAAAGACGGGTATAGGATGGTCGTATGTACACCTCGTAGTCGTTTTGAGACACACAGTCGTATCAACAGGTTGGAATATAACCAATGGATAGACGATACATTTAAGACTAAGAAAAAGAAAGACGACTGGTATCAGAAGTTAGTCCAGAAGATGGGCAGACAGACTACCAAAGCGTCAAACAAAATACATAGACTAGGCTATGGAAAGGACAAATAAAATGTGTAGACAATGCAATATAACTAGACAAATCAAAGAAAGCAGACGCATTACTAATGAATTAGCAGTAATTAAACAGCGTCTACTAAACCTACGAATTGACACAGGTTTATTATTCGACGATTTAGATATTACAGAAAACATAAAAGTTCAGACAATGAACGAGATGAGTCGTACATATGACAAGTTAGACTACTGTAAACAAGCAGTCAGAAAAGTCATAAACGACAGATTATAAGTTGTGGCGGCGACTTACAGACTATACTAATCAACTAGTCGAGGCGATTGGGACGCACTTCCTTTCTGCGTCGTTTGTAAGTTCGTCGCAAAGAATTAGTAGTAATACTAACAATAGAGTAGACGCTAGATGGCGTCCTACTAAACTTAAACTAAATAAAAAGGAGATTAGACTATGTGTGGTATATATGGTATAGCAAAGTCTCCGACTACTTACACTAAGCGACAACGCAAGGTTGTCAAAAAGGTGATAAGACAAATGGCAATAGATAGCGAGAGTCGTGGGGCTCATTCGTCTGGTATTGCACAAGTCGGGACTGAAACTAGAATACATAAATCACTATTGCCGTCTAGCAAGTTTGTAGACACAAAGCAATTCAATCAGTCAATTAAATCATTACAGACTGGTAATAATATATTGCTTGGACATACACGCTTTGCGACAGAAGGAGCAATAGTCAAATCAAATGCACACCCATTTAGAGTCGGCAATGTTGTCGGAGCACACAATGGTTGTGTCTATAATATAGAGGAGATGACGACTAAACTAGGCAAACAATGTCCAGTCGATAGTCAGTTAATCTTCAAGGCTATCAATGATAACGACAATATACAAGAAGCAGTCAAACATTTTGACAGCGACTTTGCATTGTCATTCGTCAAAGATAACCCTAATATATTATATCTTTGTAGAGAGAGTAATCGTCCACTTTATGTCGCTTATGTCCCTTCGCTTAAAACATTGTTTTACGCAAGTGAAGAAGGCTTCATTGAGGACGCATTAGACGAAGTTAACATTCAGACAGAAATAGTTAGTCTGCATAAGAATACATTATATGCATTCGATACGACGCTTTTCACTGATGTACAAACTAATTACTCTGCTATTCAATTCGAATATAATAGTCGTACATATAACTATGGTATGAATAGTTATGGTTGGGACGATGATGAGTGGGAACCAATCATACCTCAGAATTATGTCGAGGATGAGATGAATCACTTAGCAGAACTCTACGACACAAAACCAGAACAATGGTACTATGATGAGTCGGAAGACGAATGGATGTGTAGTGTCGATGGTTATGTAGTGTCGGAGAGTGTAATGTCGGAAATGTGGTATGAGAGAGAAGAACAGGAATGGGCTGAATCTCAACTACAACGACAACAATGGGAGGCTACTGACGATGATGAGTTGGTAGAAACAAATGCCTCCTGAAAGATACCAACATACTAACGACGATTATGATGTAGAGACTATCGATTGTAATGATTGTGGTTGTGAGATAGAAGTCGGAGATGAATTACAAGACCCGATGGGAGATAATATCTGTCAGGTTTGCTACGACAATAACTACACTAACTGCGATAGTTGTGGAGACGCAATAGGAAATTCAGATAGTTATTACTCAGATTGCGACGGAATGTACAGATGTCAAGGTTGTTATGACGACGAGATTAGACATTGTGAACATTGCGATACAGACATGAGTGATAGCGACGCCTATTACAATAGCAACGACGAATGTCTTTGTGAACATTGTTATAACGAAGACGCGTCAAACAATCGTCCCGATTGGGAAGTCTATACTAATAATTTTGTTGAGACAAATACAGACTTTGTAAACCCATTAGACAATGGATACGACAAAGACACATTCAACGAAATTAAGTCAAAACGATATGTCGGATTAGAGATAGAGACTAACTTTCACCAAGACGAATGGGACAACGAGCCTACGACTGAGGATATTAGAGAAGAAATTCGCCACTCTTTTAGACAAAACATGAAACTGGAAACAGATTTATCAGTAGTCTATGATGGTAGTATCACAGACGAATCTCACCCCTACGGATATGAAGTAGTTATGCGTCCAAGAAGGGGCGACAGACTCTATGAGGATACTAAATTAGTTTGTAATACATTAGTGAATAGTTGCGACGCTTATGTCAGTAGAAAATGTGGATTACATTTGCATATTGATGTAAGAGATTACGACTACATTCACTTCTGCGTCTTATCAATGATGACGAAACTAATTGAACCTCATGTCTATTCATGGTGTCCTCCGTCGAGAGCAACCTCTCAATGGTGTAGAAAAGTGAGTCAACGACTATCTACATTTAAGTATGTTGAAGGTAGAGACGACTTTATTGATGTATGGTACGACAATGGCTACTACTCAAATGAGAAGTATAACGAGAAAAGATATCATGGACTGAATTTGCATTGTCATTTTCAAGCAAATCAGGGACTAGAAATACGATATCATGGTGGTACATTGAATGCCGACAAGATAAAACACTGGACTATATTTTGGACGAATGTCGTAGATGTTTGTTTTGAAATTGGTAATAAGGTCGCAGACGAATTGCGAGATAAACCTTATAGCCAAAGAGAACTACGACACTCATCTCTTTTCAAGTCTATTCTTGGAGGAGACAAAATATATACGACAGTAAGTAAACTATACAATAGGTACTCCGACTATTCTGAGAGTACTAACATTGAACAATATTACAAGGATAGCGAACTGATTCGTCGTTTTATGAAACTTCCGAAGAAGGACAAACCTTATCTTGTTCAACCATTAGTCCACCATCTTTACGACTTACTTCACGGAAATCGTCCACATGTCTTAGGTTGGTCGAATATGATGAGAATATTCAATATACCAAAAGAGACGCAAGAATACTTTGCAGGACGAAAGAAGCACTTTACAGAACGAGAAGATAGTCATATTAGAAATCTTTACGCAGATGTAAAGCAAGTCGTAGAGTTTAATGTCGCAACCAATCTATTTGAATATACAAGGTCGATTGGACGATATTGGGCTACAATAGACAATGCAAGTGATGGATACTTCAAGAATCATCAGGTGTCGTTTATGTATTATGGTCGAGGTACTAACGAACAAACAATACATAGAGACATAGGAGTTCCAATTAGGACTGATATAAATTATGACAATTTATAGATAGTCGCAACAAGTAGACTGGCGATTAGTTTCGTCGGTCTACAAGGTTGTGTGTTTTATTTTATGTTATTTGCTAGATGGTGCCTAGGCTAGGCTAGACTATGTGCTAGATATTGCCTGGCTAAATTTTGCTTGACTTTGATTTTATTTATACATAGATTGTTTTTATGCTAGGTGGTGCAAAGAGATTATTACAAATACTTTACTTTGGTTGGACATCGCCTAGCATAATTAAGATTAACAATATAAAGGCACATTATGAAAGATAAACAGATAACAATAGACATACCTATAACTCACGACGAGGAGATGGGTGTCGACTTATTTGATATACAGTTTGCTTTTGATATGTTCAGTAACCTTATGCAAGAGTTTGAGATTTACAATGATATGATTGTCGAAGGTTGGAATGATAAGCAAAGAGACTACGCAAACGACTCAAGATGAGTTACTTGCAGTATATATCAGACGAGAAAGGTAAGTCGTCAAAAGGTATATGGACACCAACAGTAAAATGTAAATGTGGTAATATGCTAGATGGCGACGAGCCTAGTGTTTATGTGAATGAATGTGAACAATGTGAAATGATTGAACATGAAGAAGGTAATGTAGTCGTAGTAGATAGAGACGATATGGAATGGATATCTACTTGTTGTACTGGGACTGCTATTACAGAATTAATAGAAGATGGCGACATAGGAGTTGCTATATGTAGCGAGTGTCGTGATTGGGCAGACTTTGAACTGGAGGAAGAATGAATAAAGATAAAAAACTAATTGAATTTCTAGACAAGAAACTTGAAGACGCACAATCTGGGTCAACATGGTTTTGGTTACAAGGAATATACAAAGTAGAACAATATCTAGGCGACGATGGAACGCTTGACGAAATAACAATGCAAGGTGAGTTCAACGAAGAAATAGATATTATTAAAGAATGGATAGAGGAGTGGAAAGAAAATGAGTAAAAAAGTCATAGACAAAACGTGGTCTATAAAACACGAAGGTCATCTTAATAAGAATAACATTATATTTACTGACAAGATGAGAAGATTAATAAGAAACCTAGAAAGAGTTAATCAAAGTCTAGGATACTATGTACTTGACCAGGAGGATAAATGGGTAAAGATAGAGACAAAAGAGCAATAAAAATTAATAGAAAGATACTTGAACTGACTGCAGAACTAGACGAGTTAGGTTTCAGAATAGAAACTAAATACGTCGCAGGTGCAGGATGGACAAGTGAAATAGTAAACAACAACACTGGAGAGAATCATGAGCAAAGGTTACGAGCAGTTTAAAAAAGTAGATAAAGAGTTAGACGCACTACTTCTTTATCTAGAGAAATTAGAAGAAGACTATCTAAGAGCAGAAAGCAATCTGCAAAAATATAAAGAAGGATTTGATATACTTCACGATTATTTTGATAGTTTTCCTGAGGATGTAAAGAGGGATGTAGATAAACAACTTATGAAACTTGACTTATAAAGTTTTAAAGTTTTACTTGACACAAGTAAGAGTACTATGGTAGATTGCACTATGAAAAATAGATATCAAACTTCTTTTGTTGTAGACAAGAAACTTTGGATAAAGTTTAAGTCTGCAACACTCAAAGAAGGAGTATCAATTAAAGATAAATTACATAGTTTAATGCTAGACTATGTCAACGATAAGGAGCGACTAGATGCCCGCAATTGGTTTCGTTTACCCAAATGGAAATAAAGTATCATTTGATGAAGTAAAGAAGGGCAATGTCGATATCGTTGAAATGGGTATGTCATTACCCACTTTAATTGAAATGTCGAAAGAAAGAGACCCTGATAGAAAGCCTTCTACAACAGAACTATTAGTCGGTACTTGTGAGTCATATCTCAAAAGAACAAAAGAGTATTATGTAGACCCACAAGACAGAGCATTTTCACTAGCAGGAACAATGCACCACGCTAAATTAGAGCAGCATGAGGACGATAGACTATTGCTAGAAGAAGAGTTAGAGCAGTTTGACATAACTGGTATAGCCGACTTGTATGACAAGGAGACTAATACATTGTTAGACTACAAGAATACTGGCTCTTACAAATGTGCTAAACTATTAGGGATGACATATAAACTAATTCCAGACCCGTCTGGTGCTAGATACAAGTCAAGCGGTAAGTGGGGAAAAAAAGGTTCTCCTAAAATGGTTAAACAATGGTACCGCGACGAAGGTTTAGCAGACTTCGGAGATTGGGGTTGGCAACTAAATTGGTATAGATATTTGCTAGACAAAGCAGGATATCCAGTCGATAGTATGTACATACAAGTTACATTAAGAGACGGAGGTCTTGCAGTATCTAGAGATAGAGGTCTAGACAAGCATATATATCTTATTGAAGTGCCAAAGTACGACGATGAAGTATTAGAGAATAAGTTTCTATCTGCTAGAGATGAACTAGTCAAAGCACTAGAGACAGGAAACTTACCTCAAAAATGTAATAATGAACAAACTTGGGACGGTAGAAAGTGTGAGTCATTTTGTGATGTCAGACATCTATGTCCTTACAACAATGGGAGTATAAATGGGTAAAATGTCTGAACTAGATATGTATCAATCTGATATAGAATCATTGCAAGACCAAGCAATGCTTAACACTTCAGATGATGTATTGATAAATAAGCATCAACAGGTTTCAGAAACACCTACTCCAAGCGACGTAGTTAAAAGTAGAAATGGTTTTGACTATGTAGACGAAGGATATATGCGTTGGCGACTAAACCAAAATTATCCTATCTGGTCTTGGGAAGTAATCAAGTATGAAACTCTTGGAGATAAAGCTATTGTAGTTCACGGACGTCTTAAAGTTATGGACGAAGGTGTACCTCGTAGTTTTGACTCAGTTGCAGCACATAGAATAGCAGTGTCTAGAAATGGCTCAGGGTATGTAGACTTAGGTAATGACCTAAAAGCTGCTAACTCAGATGCATTCAAGGTTGCAGTAAATAGGCTATGTAATGTAGCAGACGATGTATATAGAAAACAATATGTAGACAAATCTCTTAATAAAGAACAGTCTGATTATTTATATCTATGTATGTCTCAAATGGATACTGGCGAAGCGAAGAAAGTCGAAGCCGCTATAGTATCTGGTAAGATAAATAAAGACAATTATGATAAAGTAATTGATAAACTAAAAAAGGGAGTTAAAGATGAGTAATGTTACCGATGTATTAAACGACATAGATAACAATGTAGCTTATTATAATCCTTCGGAAGATACGGCAGGAAAGAAGTATGCTACTATCGAAGAAGGTTCTTATGAAGCTACTGTCAGTAAGTTAACGATTAAGAAAGATATAGTCGTTAGAAGTCAATACCTTAGTGATATCTTTGAAGCTACTTACAAGATAGACGATAAAAGATACCCAGACTTAAAAGGTAGAGAAGTAAAGTCTAAAGGTTACTTTAGATTCAAAACTCCTGACAAAAAGAAATATCCTAAACTTGAAGACAACCAAGGCAATAACAAAGGATATATGATATTCGCAGAAGCTTGTGGTTTTGAAATGCAGAAAGACGACCAAGGTAGATATCTTTTACCTATGGTTATGGAGTCTGACATTGCAGGCAATCCAGTGACTATCAAGGTTGTTCACGACAAGTGGACTGACCAGTCAGGAGATGAAAGAATAACACCAACTGCTATTAATGTGTTCAAGTCTAATAGAGTCGTAGAAGTGAACAAGGGAGACCAGGCATTAGTAGATGACGAGTTGCCATTCTAATGAAAGATTACATACTCAAACTAAAAGAAGAAGAATGTATGGGTCTAATAGAAATATTAGAACTGTTCAGGAAAGAGGATGAGGATGAGTCTACTGTAGAGTTAAGACATAAAATAAAGACTCAGTTTCAAGTTCAGTTTGATGAAATACAAAAGACAGAACCTGTGACTAAAGAAGATGTCTTAAAGAATGCAGCATCAGTAATGGGTCCTTCATTCTGTGAAACATGCGACTAATGGATATTTCAAAATGGAATACCATAATGAAATCTTTCCAAGACTTGATGGGATATCAGTCAGGTATCAATGAAGTGTTGGTAACTAAAAGATTAAGTCGCATTGGATTTAAGGATATTGAAACACTAAGTGGGCGAGAGGAGAAATATCTCGTCCACATCTTACGCAAAAGATATAGGGAGTGCATAGATGAAGTTAAGAGAAAAGAAAATACTAGAACACCTGATAAAGAATAAAGGTATCACAGAACTAAATGCCTTTGTTCAATACGGTGTTCCACCTAAACAATTAAAAAGAGTTATAAGAAATCTTAGAAATAAAGGTATGTCCATAGCTGGAGACAGAACTTTCATGGATATGACCTACTATTTAGAGAGATTTGAGGCTTAAATTAGAATTACGCACGAGCTTGCCCTTCTATGGACGAAACACAATTTAGTCGACACTTATGTCGAAAGTGTAATTATAAACGCTTAGAGGGGCATTCTCGAAAGGAAAATTTTTGAAAAGACCGATAAAATATAAAGAAAGATTCAAACAACCTATAATATTCGAAGGATTGCAAAAAGGACTAGTATCTCCAACAGATATTGATTTTTGTTTCGAAGTTAACAATAAGTTTCTATTAATAGGAGACTGTAAAAAAGACGACGCTCCGTTTCCATTAGGGCAAAGACTAGTAATAGAAAGAATTGTTGACAACTGGAGAGCGACCAGAAAAATATCTGTTGGAGTAATTGCCACACATAGCACTAGTCCTGAGCAATCAATAGTCTTAGCAAATACTGTTGTGACTAAAATATATTATGAGGGTAAGTGGCATAAAGCAAATACTGTGTTCACACAGTTTATTAGAAACATTGCAGAAAAATTTGATGTCGACAAACTAAAAGGTTTGGGTTGACACTAATAACAATAAATGAGTAAATTGTATTATGGCAAGTAAATCAAAAGCAAAAGGTAACCGCTTTGAAAAAGAGTGTGTAGATATTGCAGAGTCACATGGCTTTGCAGCTAAACGTGCTTGGGGCAGTGACGGAAGAAGTCTAGGTTTGTCTCCAGAAGTTGACATAGTTGTTAATTATCTGTTAGACGAAGAGACTTCAAGAACTATGAAGGTTCAATGTAAAGTCAGAAAGTCAATAGCTAGTTATCTTTTACCACCAGAAGACTGTGATATTACTCTTATCAAACAAGATAGAGGAGAAATATACGCAACTATTCGATACAAAGATTTGTTGGAATTAATACAACTTACTTTTCAATTAAATAAATAATACTAAAGGGAGTATATTATGAGAAGTGTCTTTGACTATAAGTCTAAAGAGGAGTTCGAGAAAGAAAAAGCAGAGTTCGAATCGTACCTGCATTATATAAAATCAGTTGACCCTGATAATTACGAGGATTGGTTTGACAAAGAAGTATATGACTTGTATACAAAAAGTAAAATGAATCCATACTACTTTGCACAAAGAGTAAAACCTAGTCATGAAAAGGTTTCTATGGTAAGAGTACCTACTAGATGTCCTATGTGTAAACAAGCCTGGGCTATAGAAACTCAAGACAATGGTAAAGTAGGACCTAGCTATCTAGACCAGTCTGTTTATAAAAACATACCTATGGTGAAAGGATTGTGTCAAGAATGCAGGGACTAAATATATTTAACGACGAATCTGAAAGAGCTGTATTAGGGTGTATCCTACAAGATGAAAAATGTTATGATGTAGTAAAAGACTATATCATAGAGAAAGATGCATTCTATGTAGATAAACATCAAGAGATATGGGAAACTATTGTAAGTTTAAAATCAGAGAACATACCAATAGACTTGGTAAATGTTTCTGCTAAAATAAAAGGTATTACATTTTACTTAAGTGGACTGCAAGATACAGTCCCTAGTACTGCAAGAGCTGAGTCGTATGCTAAACAAGTAAACTCTGACTGGTTGAGAAGAAAACTAGTTAGACAATCTTATGAGATAGCAAACAAAGCTTCTGACAATACTTTAGATATTAATGCGTTACTAGTTGACGTCCACGATACGGCTAGTTCTTTACTCAACTTAGAGCCAGGACAAAAGTTTGACTTAGATACTTTATTATCTATGACAAAAGATTCTCTGTTCAACAAACGCAATCTAACAACCACTGGGTTTGAACCACTTGATAATATTATTTCAGGTATGACCAGAGGTGAAATAACCATTTTTGCTGGGCGACCAGGTAATGCTAAAACCACTACTGTTGCCAATATAGCTAGAAATCTTGTGTTGTCTGGCAAAAAGGTTGTTATGTTTAATAGAGAAATGCCTAACACAGAGATGATGAAGAAGTTTATTGCAATGGAGTCTCAACATGTGACATACCATATGTTAAGACATAACGCTGTCACTAATAAAGAGGATATTGAAAAAAGTTTAAAAATTATTAAAGAAAAGTATACTGACAAACTATTTATGTTTGACAATATAAAAAATTTAGAGGGAACTTTTCGTGAGATAAGACGTATAAAACCTGATGTAGTCATTGACGACCACATTGGTTTGATTGAATATCCTAGTAATGATATGAGAGACTTAAGATTAAAGATAGGTGACACATCAAGAAGATATAAATGGTTGTGTAAATCAGAAGGTATTTCTGTAATACTTGTTTCACAACTTAATCGTAATATAGAATACAGAACAGAACGTATACCAAAACTTAGTGACCTAGCAGAGTCTGGTAATCTAGAACAAGACGCAGAGATTGTAGCGTTTACACACTACCCTTGGACTGTAAATTTTGAAAATGCAAGACACGGAAAGTATGGACTAGAAATAGTTGTAGCTAAAAATAGGTATGGGTCAACAGGGAAAGCAACGGTTGGGTTCTCACCAGATTTATGTACGTTGTATGATACTGTGGAAGAAGCAGAAGCGAGCGTCTCAACTCAAAGTTCAGACGTTCCATTCTAATTTTTTCTAAGTTCAGCAACTTTGTTAGCCAACTTTTGTAACATCTCTCTATTCTTCATAGCGTCCATAGGCTTTTTTTCTTCTTTCTTTTTTGGCTTCTTGAGTTTATCTAACTCAACTCCCAAAGAATCTTGAACACTAAATAAGCTATCTGCTTTCTCTTCAGTCATTGTGTCTGTTAAGACTCCTAAATTAAACTCATTCTCTGTTTTTTTTAAAAGAATCTCAAGCTCTAATCTTTTGATGAATTTTTTTAGTCCTGTTAACTTTGCTGGTTCGTCTCTTTTTTCAATCATATTATCCTCTAAATTCTACTTCTTCTCTTTGTTTTTTTAATCTTTCTACTTTGTCTTTTATAACTTGACTGTAGCTTACTTCTGAAGGTTTTATTCTCAAACTAGGAAATCTACCTCCATATGTTTTATTAAACTCTCTCATAATTTCAGCAGCTTCATCAGGACTATCTACAATGATAGCGTCTTTGATAGCTCTAACTGCGTCTCTCTTTCTAGCTCTGACTCTGTCTGCTTCCATTCCTTCTGTCTCTGCTCCTCCTGTAAGTCTAAACTCTCCTACACCTATTCCTTTTCTGACAACTCTTGACGTTATACCACCACCTATTGGAGCTAGTACTACTGCTGCTTTTCTAAGTGGTACGTCCCAGTTCTCTGGATATTGTGTTTCCATACTACCAGCAAAAGAGTTGTAAGCTCTACTTATTCTTTGAATATCGTCTATAACAACTGGTGTCAAGAAAAATGATAGAGAAGATATAGGGTCATCGTCTCCAACAATATCTGTCACAACACCAAAGCTACCGACTGCAGCTATATTGTTTATTATCTTATTAAACTCTGGAGTTTCAAGAAGTTTTTGTCTACCACTTCTAGCATAATATTCTTCTTCTCCAGTTAAAACTTTTCCTATCTGTTCTTTTGCAAACAAAACAAACTGTCCTCCAGCTAAACCTCCAGCAGCAAGAGTTAATAAAGGCATAACATTACCATCTGTAAACTCTCTTTGTAAAACATTACCTGCATATTGTGCTTGTCTGTATCCAAATCTTTTAAACAAAAGTAAAGGTTTGATGTAAGGGTCGTTAAATAGATAAGGGTCTAAAGTAAAGTCTCTTTGTAGCTGACTAGTTACAGAAAACTTCTGCATACCTCTTAACATCTTTTCTTTCAAAGGACTATCTACTAATACTTTCTTTCTCTTACCACCAGTTCTAATAAACTTTGCAGTCTTAGAGTAATTACCACTAATAATAGTATCTAGATTATCTACAACTTCTTTCTCACTTAGTCCAAGTCTATTTAATTTATTTCTTGCCCAATTCTTTCTAGCTTCTGGTGCTAATGTATCAAGAAGTCCAACCTTATCTCCTCTTAATATTCTACCTAGTTTCTTTACAGATTCTTCAAAAGCTGAAGCAGCAACAATTTGATTTGTTTTATTTATAAAAGAGAACAATGTCGCAGTCTTTTGTGTAGCGAACTCAATACCGTCTTTGTAGTTAGTCATTCTTAAGGCAAACTCTGACGTTAAACTTTGATTACCAATCTTTCTTTCTACACCTTTTTGCATACCAATAGCTGGAGAATAACTTAACATCTCTTCAATAGTATTTGTTAATGTCGCACCACTTTGAGATATTCTTTTTCTTAATCCTGCGTCAGCAGTTGGACCGTATGCTTTAGCAATAGCTTTTAGTCCAGTAGTAAATCCTAAGTCTGTCATAGTAGATATAATAGTTTGTGTTAAGTTAGGTATAACAGCAAAACCTAAAGATATCTTACCCATCATCTGTAAATTACCTATACTTTGAAAAGCTTCAATAGCCTTTCCTCCACCAGTTCCATTGTAATTTATTTCTCCAGTGAATATTTCTTTTAACATTTTGACAGCATCTGCTTCAGTCTGTGCCATACCAGGAAGCTCTCCTCCTCCTAAAAATGCAGGCATTTTAGCTAAAGGCATTCTGTTGCTAGGGTCTATTCTTTTTTGTATCTGATTAAATATTTCTCCTCTTGAACCAAAGGCTTTTGCAAACTCAACTCTTTTAGAAGCACCACTTATATAATTTCCCATAAGAACAGTAATGTCAGTTTCTAACAAGTCTCTTTTTGCTAGCTTAAGAAGGTTAGAGTCTCTTACATCTCCTTTACCAAACCTTTTTCTTGGTCTTTCTAAAGGTGAAAATGGTTTTAAAGTATTGTCATACATATTCATTTCTAACAATCTAAATACTTCATAGTCATCTTTAGTTGCACCTGCTCCACCAAGACTATCGCTGTATTGTTCAAATACTTTCTTAAATTCTCTTTGTCTTCTACTACCTTTACCAAAGGATTTCAATATTGTTTTTAATTCTTCATTAAACTCTTCAAGAAAATCTGGTGGAAAGTCATCATCTAAATTGTCTAATAATGTACCTTCATACTTCTTACTAAACTTATCAAGTAGTATTTGTTTTTTTTGATTTATTGTTTTCAATCCGTCCATCATTAAATCTAAAGTCTCTCTTTTAAACATCATTGGAACATAACCTTCAATATAATCTTGAAGTCTTGGTAATACATTTTGAGCATCAGAGTATATATCATCAGTTACTTTTGAAATACCTTCAATCATATTTGCTCTAGCATATAAAAATTCTTTTTCAGTAACATTGAAAGATTCGTTGTCTGCTTTTTTTCTTAAATCTTTTACAAACTTCTTAACAGTCATTCCATCAGTTTCTTCTATCTTTTTGAAATCATCAAAAGCACTTCTTTTTCCTGTACCTTGTACATATTCTCTAAACAATTTTTTAGTAGGCTTTCTCATAGCAGCTTCTTGTCCATTAATAGCAAGACCAACAGCATTTAATCTAGAGTCAGTTTTTTGCTGAGTGTTTCTATTTACAGTCTGCAAGTTTCTAATTAACCTTCTAGCTTTTTTGTCTCTAACTTGATAGTAGAATGGTTCAAAAGCTCTAAATACACCACTAGTATTATCTCTAGTTCTACCTCCAATGGTCTGATATATTAGTCCATCTGCCTGAATTTTCTTAGCTTCTTTTATGTAATTATTAATTTGATTTCTTTCATACATATTGTCAACTAAAAACTTTCTAGTCACAGAATCAAGTTTTCTTATATTAATAGAATCTAAATCTACTAAATCTTTTACTGCTCCAGATTTTTTTAATTCATTTACAAATGGATGCTTTTGGTTTTTGCTAGATAATTGATTTGCTGTTTCAAGGACTGCTTTTCTAAAGTCGTCTTTACTATATCCGTCTTGCCCTTTAGCCATTTTACCCTTGATATGTTCAAACTCAGCTATTTGCATTTCTTTGTATATGTTTCTATTCTTTTTTAAATCAGATGCTGTTGTTAATCTATTAGCAATTCTATAACCTTCAGCTGTAACATTGTCTGTTTCTGCGTAGTATCTAAATAATTTTTCTGTATTTACTTCATCTAAAAAGAACTTATCTTTTAGAGTTCCATCTGGACCCATCTTTGTATTGATTTGGATAGTAGCACCTTTACCAGTAAGTCTAAAACTTCCAGGAACAACAGTAACACTAGACAACATATCTTTGTCAGATAAAACTTCTTTCTTTCTTCTTCTATCTACTTCTCTTGTTCTTCTTCTACCTTTTCTAAACTCTGATTCTACTCTGATACCTTCTATTCTTGTAGGAGCTACTTGTTCAAAAGCAATTGTTTCTGTAGGGTCTCCCTTTCTTTTCTCAATCTTATAAGATTCTTCTAAAATCTCATCTATATTTTCACTTCCAAAAGCTTCTTCTACTAGCTTCTGTTCTTTTAAATTTTTACGTCTATTTAATACTGCTCTAGCACCTCTATTACCTAATCCCAATCCACCAACAATACCTGCAGCAGCTACAAAATCTTGAAACTCAGGAGCTCTTCCTTCATAAACTACAGGACTTAATCCAGCAAAACTTGCAATTTCTAAACCTGTTGCTGCTATCTCTCCCTCTCCTGTAATCTTCCCTAATTTAGTAAGCCTACCTAATCTAGCTGCACCAGAAATTCCTCCTAAAGCAAAACCTTGACCAAACTTAGAAAGCTTAGCATTTTTCATAACCTCAGATAAAACATCTCCTCTAGAATTCTTTTGTATTCCTTCAAAGTCTATTCCTTGCTCAAGCATATTATCTCTAGCTTCTCTTGCAGCATCATATAAACCATCGTGTGCACCAAGCATAAATGCCTGAGGAGCACCAATGTCTACAACATCTTTTACTATTTTATTAGCTTGTGATGATGATAATCCACCTCTAGCTCTTAGTAAAGCTGCAGCTCTTTTGCTAGGATTTCCGCTTAGACCTCCACCAACTGCTGCTTTCATAGCTCCTTTTGCTAAAAATCTACCTGCACCCATAGTACCAAAAGTAAGTGCTAAGTCTTGAGGTGAAGCAAAGAATGATAATATACCAGCAGTAATATCTCTTGCAAAACTTTCAGGTGCTTGACTCAAGTCAAATCTTTTTTTACCTTCCATCATTTGGTACATAATACCACCTAATGATTCATTGTATGCTTGTTTAAATACAGCTGGTAAGCTGTCAAAGAAGTTTCCCTTATCTGTCTCTCTATCTGGTTCTTTTTCTTCGTCGTAAGGATTTGAAAAGTTTACCGATATTGTTGATGGAGATTTTTTAGGTTTTGCGTAAGGGTTAGAAAAACCTACTTTAATTGTTTCTGGCATTATACATCAAGTCCTTCTCTAGCAGACTGTACCTGTCCTAGTCGTCCTTGTAAATTATCAAGCTTAGTTTGTAATCTTTCTAACTGTGCCTTCACTTGTTGCTCTGTTCCTCTAAATGCAATACCAGCAGCACTAGCTGCTCCTGCTTTTCTTAAGTCATTAGGAGCTTTGTATTTTCCACCTCTACCTGGCTGCAGTTCTCCCTCTTGAATACGATTTAATAATTCTTTATAAGTATCAAAGTCACTTTTAACTGCTTCAATTTGATTTTCAAAAGTTTGTATTTGTTTGTCTAATCTAGCAGCACTTTTAAATTCTTGTGTGACTTCTTTTGATGAACCAAACTCTTGTGCCAATTCATTTCTTTTTGCTTTTTCATCATTTGTCATCTCACTAAAATTTTTATTTGACAAACTAACATATTCTTTTTTACGTTTTTTTACTGCTTCATTAGGGTCTACATTATCTTCATTAGCATTAGGGTCTTCGTCAGTGTATTTTATAATAGGGAAGTTATAAGTATCTTGTAAGAATTTGTCAACTTGTTTTTTTTCTGCTACGTCTAGTTGTTCATAACTTCTACCATCTCCAAACATAGCAGTTGAACCAGCATCATTAAAATTTTTCAATATTCTTTCTTGTTCAAACTTAGACATATTATTATATGTTTCACTCATATCAGTAGTTTTGTAAGCTGACATAGTGCTATCTAAATAACTTCTACCTACGTTTTTAAATAATTCTGGATTTTGAGCATAGTAAAACTTTCTTAACTCTTCAGTTGTTGGAGGACGATTTAGTGAACTATTTTGTATACCATTTGTTTCTGCATTATACCAAGCATCTGAAAGAGTATTGTTTGATTTAAATTCCATTTGAGCAGTATATGTTTGATTAGCTTTTATCTCAGAATTTAACGCTCTAAAGTCTACTGAATCAAAAACATCTCTATATCTTTCTGAGTCTGCATTTTCAAGAACGTGGTTTAAGATTGGTTGTAATGTTGTTTTGCTGTCTAAAAACTTTTTATTGTCTTCATAAAACTTAACAATGTTGTCTAGTTCTGTTTCTACATCACCAGCTTTGGCTAACATAAAGTTTTGTCTTGCACTCTCAAAACCATCCATTGCAGTTCTTTTGTCTTGATAAAATGTTTTTTCATCTTCTAAAACAAAGGGTGCTGCTACTCCTAGTTCTGTATACATCTTACTAGATTTTTCAAGAAGAGCTTCTCCTTGACTGTCTTCACCTTGGCTATATCTTTGTTGAGCTGTTATATAATAAGTGTAAGCTTGTTCTTCTGTTCTTTTATCTCTGTCTTTACCGTCTTGTTCTATTCTAGCTTGATATCTTTCTTGGTCTCTTGCTAAGTCCTCTTCTCTAATTCTATCAGCTCTTGCAATATTTTCTTCTCTTTCTTGCTTTCTTTGTTGATTTTGAATAAGTTGAGGTAAAGTTTGATTTAACAATCTATCTACAGCCTGTTCTCCAGGTGTTCTTGGTATCAAAGGATTTCTAGCCATCGTAATTATCTCCAAATTCATCTTCTAAATAGTCACTCCATTGTTCAAAAGTAAGGGCACTCATTCCAAAGAAAGTCATAGCATCATTTATTTGTGCTGAGTTTAACCCTGCAGTTTCTGCTATAGCTCTAGCTTGGTCTGCGGATAAAAGTTGACCTTGATTTGAACCTCTCATAGTAGGGTCGAAACCTCTAATTTGAAGTGCTGTTTGTGCTGCTCCACCTAAGAAGTCAAATAGAGTTCCTTCAAGCTCTCCTAATCTAGCACCTATAGTTTCTTGTACTCCCATAGCTCTAGATTCTCTTTGTCTTGATTGGTCTTCTAATTGTGAAGCACCTTGCTCTCTTGCAAGTCTCATAGCTCTCTCTGAAGCCCCTCCAGTTAGTCCACTTCTACCAGCTTGACCCATAATAGTTTGTTGTGTAGCAGCTGTTCTAGCTTGTAAACCTGATTGAGCAGCTCTATAATCTGCACTAACATTTTGTAATAAATCTGACTCTAAGTTTTGTAACTCAATTCTAGCTTGTTGAAAACCTTCTAAATCAAAAGGTCTAAAAAATTCATCATAATCTGAACCAAATCTTTGTCCAGCTCCAAAGCCGTAAAGACTTCCTGGTGATGTGAGTGCTGACATATTGAAACCTTGTGAAGACAAGATGTCTGATATGCTACCGCTCATGTCTGTTGTAAATCCGTGTCCTGGTATGTGTGGCATCTGTATCTCCTTATACGTCTGGTATTAAAGAACTAATGTCTCCACTAGCAATTTGTCTTGTGTTATATAAATCTGAGAAAAAAGGTCTATCAGAACTTCTTAAAAATTCTAAAGCTTCATCTCCAAAAGCTTGTCCCATTGAATAGGCTGAAAAACCTGCTGATAATGCATCTGTCAAGTCTAACAATGTCTGACCTTCTGAAGCATCTGAAATAAATTGATTAGTAGCATTGATATCTGCCTCAAAGTCTGCTCTTCCTTGTTTAAAAAATCTACCACCTTGCAGGTTTGATGACACAAAATCATCATAAGAACCAACAGCAAGTCCAGTAGCAAGAGTACCTCCTGCAGCTATCTTTGCTCCTAGCATAGGATTTCCTGTACCTAACCCTACAGCAGTACCTACAATCTGAGAAACAAGTTTGCCTCGACCTCTTTTACGTGCCTTCTTTGCCATTTCTCTTTCGGCTTTCTCTACCTGTAATTGATAGTCTGCTCTAGCTTTGTTTATATCTTGTTTTTCTTCTTCAACAGCAATACCTAAGTCAGCTTGACTAAGTCTCTGACCTAATGATTGTTCTGCTTTAAATCTACTTAATAGTTGTGAAAATGTTGCCATTATAATTTACCTTCCGTTAATTCTAAAAAATGTTCTACACTACCTGCACCCTGTTCAGTGTTGTAGTGTTTTTTCCAATACTTTGCTAATTCTTTCTCGCCTTCTTTAATCGGTTCTGGTATACGCCAGTACTTAATTCTACAATGTAAAATACCAGCAGCAATATTAGTACGAAGAATCCAGTCCCAATCATCGATATTAGCGTCAATGAAATAATAAGGGTCAATGCCAAGAATATCAGCAGATGCCTGAAGCAGTTCAGGACGAGATGATATAAAATTCTTGCAATTGTCCACGGCTGTACTGGGTTCCACTTGCCAGAAGCTTCTAGCAGGACCTCTTCCAATTTGTTCGATATATTCGTACTTGCTCTCCACAAGCCCTGTAGCATAGACGATGTCCAACGCTTCTTGTTTTGCATACTTCTCTCCCATCAGAACGCAAACATCTTTAATTAAATCTTTTATTTGATTATTATTTACGCTCATTGTTTCTCCTCTTAAAGTAAGTAGTAGTGCTATGAGTATAGTCTTTATACACCTCACCACTATAAAATATCAAATATTTAGTACTTGTGTCAAGCATTTTATCCCTCTAGTTTCTCAATTCTACGTCTTAAAAAGTCTATTTCTTTTAATAATTCTTGTCTTACAACACTGATATCATTTTTTGTATCATTTTCTTTTAATATACTTTCGTATATTACTCCTTGTCTTTTTTCAGCTCTAATCAAATTACCTCTTTCTAGAAAGGTAACTGAATCTCCTTCTTGTATATTTTCACTAGAAGGTCTTGTTCTAAAAAAATTATCCTCTATCATGATGCTCTTTTGTATTTTGCTCTAAATTCTATAGAGATGTCATTTATTTCTATTTCTTCTCCTGATTCATCTTGAAGTTCAAATGATATTGATTCACAATCTACACCCAAAGTATAGACTAAAGTATCAAACTGACCTAAACCATCTGTAGGAGTTGCAGTAGTAGCATTGCTATAGCTTGTACTACCATTCAATGCATATTTTAAAGTTAAAGTATTACCATTACTAGAACCTCCATCGTCCTTTGCTGTAATGTATACTTTATAAATCTTTTTAACTTTACCTGGTGCACCAAAATCTATATCTTTTGTTCTAACTGTTATCTGTTCTGTTCCTTTATCTCCTGATAACTTCTTTACTACTTTATTATTGTTACCATTAGCATACTCTATAAAATACAAACCATCAACAGAGTCGATAAAGTTTGACATACCATTGCTCATAGATTTTGTAATACTCCAACCTTGAGAAGAGAAATCATATACAAGAAAATCATCTGTGCCTGTGGTATCTTGACAAACTACTAATTGTTTGTATTTACGATTGTAACCTATAGAACTTCTCTCTCCAGAATTAGATTTAAAAGTATTATCATCTAATAGTAAAGATATTTCTACAGGTACACTTTGTCCTGTATAAATAAATACACCTTCATCGTTTACCCAACATATTCCAAAAGGAGTCTTAACAACAGACTCTTGATTATTACATCCAACTCCTTCGTGTTCTGATTCTAAATACCAACCAGCATCTGAAGTAGATTGAACATTTATAATAAACAATTTTTTCTTTTTGTATGCAAGAAGTTTATCTCCTAAACTATGTAAAGCTGTAAAAGAGTCACCATCATTGATACCTATATCTAAAAAGAAAGAATCTGGAAAAGTAGCAAATCTGTTGACAGGACTATAATATATTCTATCATCATAAACAATATCATCTTTTCTAACATTTGCTATCCACGCTCTTCTAGAACACACTGTAGCTGCTTTGTATCCACCTTTTGTACCTAGTGAAATACTTTTCTCTGTTTGAGAATAACCAGTGACACTTTCATATGTATCTAAACTTGGATTTTTTGCTGACAATCCTGTTACATTAGCCATCTCTCCTGAAGCAGGGTAACTAGTAGAGTCCCATGCTGTATACTCATCAAATAAATTAGTTCTAACTCCTCTTTCATAATCAGCATCTAAAAATAAAATAAATCTATCATTCGTATCTTTTAATCTTGTATAGACTCTAAAACCTTTTTCGTTTCTTCTAAACACATTACTTGCATTTACTCTAACATTTATGTCACTAAAGAAATCTCCTATCGTTATAGAAGCAGTAGTTGATATAGGAGTGTGAGGAAGTGTTTCGTCTCCTGTATAATTTACTAAAGTGTGAGTAAATTCATACTGACCACTAGCCCATCCACCGCCACCAATAGGTTCATCTGTTGATTTTTTCAACTGAGTTCCAGCTTCATATTCCAAAATACCTGTACCAAACTCTCCTCTAGTTACTGAAAGCTTTCTAACATTAGTACTACTAGTGCTAGAATTAGCTGTAATTTTCATTGCTTCATCACCTAAATAAATTATATCATCAACCTGTAAATCTGTATTAGATGAAATATCTCCAGGGCTAGATGCTTTTGTTACAAACATTCTAGTGCTTTCTATGCCAACTACATTATCAGTTGCACTATCTGGATTAGCAGTTGTTACAATATTTATACCACCATCTGTTATATTAGATATATTAGGTTGAGTAGGTGTTGTAACAAAAGATACTTCAAACTCTCCTTCAGCACTAGGATTTGTTATAGATGAATCTACATGCAGAGCTTCAAAAGCATTATTGTCTTGAGCTGGTGCGGCATCTCCTATAAACCATTCTCTTATATCTTGTCCGAATCTTGGTTTGTTTAGCAATCTAAGAACCTTCTGTGTAAAAGAACCAGATGTATCTACTCTATCTTTATCTGCTATATACAAACTACCATCAACAAAATAATATACAGGTTCACAACTACCGTCAGATATTGCTACCTGATTAGTTGTACCTGCGTGAGAAAAGTTTCCTGTAGTATTAAAGTTTCTAAAAAAGAACTTTATATTCTGTGAGTCTGGGTATGCAACTATTTCTCTAGCAGTTTCATCAACCCTATTGCCAGCATCTGGAGTTTCTCCTTGAGCTAAAGCATCAGTATTATTAATATCAAACTGAGATGTAAACAAAAACGCACCATTACCATGGTTAGAAGCGTGATTTAAGTCCGTATTGCCTGATTTATCTTCAGCATCTTTTGATGACTGAATTAGTCCAGCTTTAGATACGATTGCATTATCAGCTTTTGTTAACTGGTTTACGTTTATATCTCTAGGTGAGGACTTCGTATTGAGTCCTCCACTAAAGTCGTTTAGTTGTAACATTTGTTTAGGCACTTAGCACCCACATCCACATTCACAGTTCATATTGTCTCCTCTTATTTTAGGGCTTTTTTAACTTCAGCCCAGATTTCATCATCTAGTTTATTGTCTGATTTCTTAATGAAATAATCACCAAGTTTTAATAACACAGCTTTTAGAATTTTTTCACTCAATAAGCCTGTCAATAATTTACTTACTACTATATTCATGTTAGTCTCCTCTTACCATTTTACTTTATTAGCCCAGTAAGCTGCACTCATCTTACCTTTGGCTATGTTTCTTCTATGTCTCGCCTTGAAACTTTTACGTTTCATCTTGATTCTTCTTGACTCGCCCTTCTTAGGTTTACCTGCAGTCTTAGCACCTTGTTGTCCAAAGCGTATAGTCTTTACTTTGTCTCCCTCTTTAGCTACCACAATATGTGATTTCTTTGGATGACTTGGTGTACGTTTAGGTTTGTTAAAACCAGATACACCAGCTCTTGCTAATCTAGGGTCTTTTTTACTTTTTCTTTTTGGCGGCATTTTTCATCTTTCCATTTTGTTTCAACATCTTAAAATCTAATGCTGTAATTTTATCTCTAGGTGGTGCCACTCTAGCTATTTTCATTTGTTTTTTTGATAGTCCAGGCATTATCTTATCTCCTTCTTAATCTTTTCAAAGACTTCTCTTTCATCAAATCTCATACTGATACCAGGTTCGTACCTCATAACTTCCTTACCTTCTTTCAAGATAATAATAGTAGGGACAACTTTTACTTTCCATTCTTTTTGAATTACAGCACCAATAGTTTTATTACTTAAATCTATTTCTGCTACATAACAAAGGTTGGCAAGTTTTTCTATCTCAACTCTGTTTTGATAGTTCCAAGAAGCATTAACCTGTACTACTGCACACTCCTGTATATTTAGTGCTTGTATCTCCTGAAAGCTAGTTAAGTTGACTGATTGTGATTGCAGCCAAGATAGCGATGAGAAGAGCGTTAATACCAAGTATGATATAAATCTGTTGTTCATCTGTAAACCTCATTTATTGTTCATGTCAAGTAAAGTTTCTTGAATCATTCTTGTGTCATCTTTAACAGAATCTACTTTTTCTTCAAGCTTATCTACTTTTTCTTCCGTGTTTAATATTGAATCACGTATCATTTGGTCTTTTAAATCATACTCCATACGTGAAACCTCTGGTTCTGGTAATTCTTTAGCAAGTTCTATTTCTGCTTGTAATGAATACCACATACCAATAATCATTCCTACAGTAACCAATATACTAATACCTGTTTCTATAGATAATGTAAATTTAGTATCTTTGCCAACTTCCATTATTGCCCCTTTATGTTAATTCACTGTGTACTAATACGCCATTTGCGTAAAAGTTATTGTTTTTTGTTAATATAGTATATGTCCAATGTTTCTTTGGAAATCCTTCTAGTCTATGTACCTGTGCATAGTACTTGCCATCTAATACTTTTAGTAAATCATTAGGTTGTATAGAAGCTGCTTCTAAATCATAATTAGCTGCAGTTCTACTTGGGTCCTCTGATACCATACTACCATCCTCTTTGTATACAGGGTGGTCCTCTGTAAGTATTAGTTCTTTTAATTCTTCTCCTTCCGTCTTATCATTTGGGTCAGATAGCATAATCTTGTATAAATTGTCGTGTAATATTTTTTCTATCTGTTGTATCTCAACTTCTTCTTCTTGTCCAGTCTCCCAGTTGTAAGACATAATCATATCTCCAACATCTAAGTCGTGTATGTTTGCAGTACCTTCTTTCAAATTAACTGGTATGTTTTCATAAATACAGAAACCAAATCCACCTCCACCGCCTTGGAAAGTAATAGTTCCAGTAACAGTAGCTCCTACACCATTATTAGTAAGTGTTAATGTATATGCACCAGTACCATCTTTATTAGAAGGAGAGTGTGCCCACCTAGTTCTAATAAATCTTGTACCTGAATTATGCCCAGTAAATTTACTATTACTATTAGCTGATGATGTGCTTATAAACCCTGTACCACTATTACCTGTACCATTAAAACCAGGGTCACCACTACTTGAAATAGCTAATGTAAATGTACCAAATGGTCCACCAGTAGTAGATACTGAGCAACTTGTTCCACCACTACCATTAGATACTGTCATCTGTGCATCTTTATTAGATACTTCAGTATCTCCAGGGAAACCTGCTATATTTACACTAGTATTATCAGCAACACTCCAAGATGTACCAGCTAAATCGTGGTCATAGTTATAAAACTCAGTCATAGCGTGAGGAGCATTACCGTCTGGTCTGTCAGCACTATCATTTTGTGTGTTAATAGTTGCTATAGTACCGTCTGATGCTTCTTTCAAAGATATAGAACCAGAATCTCCTAGCTCAGTTCTTATGTCACTCATAGATATTTGTCCTGATGCAGTCAAGCTCATTTCTTTAGTTCCTCTATTTCTTCTTTAAGTTCTTTAATTGCTTCAATTAATAACGGTACAATCTTTTCATACTTAACAGCTTTATATCCATTATCTCTTGTAGTAACTATTTCTGGCATTACTTCTTCTACTTCTTGTGCTACTACACCTACATCTTTACCTTGATATGTTTCTTGTTTATCGTTCCAGTCAAATTCATAGCCAGATAGTTTAGAAACTTTATCTAAAGAATTTTCAATAGGTTTTAAGTTATCTTTTAATCTTTTATCTGATGAAGCAAAAGCAACTACATCTTCTCCAGCGTTAAGAGTTTTGGCTACACCTAAACCACCACTTATTTTTACTGCTCCAGTAGTTTTAGATGTAGAGTTTGTTGTATTACTAAAAGTTATTACTCCACTTGCAGTGTCTGTAGCATTACTTCTTAAATACTTAGAATCTGTATGTTGTGTAATACTAGATGCAGCTATTCTAGCATCTGCAATAGTACCACTAACTATTTTACTTGCAGCAATATCATCTGCAGTTGCTAAATCACCTAAACCTAAATCACTTCTTGTTTCAGATGCACTTCTACCTTCAATAGTATTGGAGTCAGTAAACTTAGCAAAGTCATTGTCTACAGGACTACCACTTGTATCTACTGTACCAGTATTAGTTGTAAAACCAAAAGCTTGTATTCTGTCATTAACAGCAGCAGATGTCATAATGTGAGAATCATTATCAGTAAACTCACCAGAATCGTCAATACCAGAAATAGTATTACCGTCCATAGCAAAACTTGCCATATTGCTAAATGTTTTAGCACCACTAAATGTTTGTGTTCCAGATAAGTGTGCAGTGTCTGAGTCTAATCTAGCAGAAGGTATAGTACCTGAAGTAATTTTAGATGCAGGTAAATCTGCTATACGAGCTGCTGCAACTGTACCGCTTGTTATTAAGTCTCCACTATGATTACCTAAGCTCACAGTAACTGTACCAGATGTACCACCACCAGATAAACCAGTACCAGCAGTTACACCTGTAATATCACCATTAGTAGTTGTAAAACCACTATCATTGTTAAAAGCAGATAAAGGTATTTCACTAATTAATTTTCTTCTATCTGCACCATTATCTAAAATAATAAGCTCATCTTGTGAACTATTAACTGATGCAGTCATATCTGTTAATTCTGACATATCTAAGGTAAGGGTTACTGAACCAGAACTTCCTCCTCCAGATAGTCCTACACCTGCAGATACATTAGTAATATCACCAGTGTTTGCTGTAGCTCCTGATGCAATACCGTCTAGCTTAGAGTGGTCTGCGTCAGTGAACACATTAGAGTCAGAAGCATTTCCTACAAGAGTTCTAATCTCAGACGCTGACTGGTCTGCTGTAGCACCTGCTTCTATACCATCTAACTTACTATGGTCTGCATTTGTAAAATTATTATCAGTTTGAGATGAAACTGTAAATGTTAAATCAAATGGGTCTCCGTCACTACCTGTAGAAGTGTCAGTAAAATTAATATCAATACCACCACCTTCTCTAAACTTAAGTTCTTTACCTTGTGAAATAGTAACTTCAGTTCCGTCTCCGTCTTCTACTTGAAATGTAGTAAGCTGGTTAGTATTAGTATCTGTGTTTGTTACTGTTTCTGTTGCAGAACTTATTGCTGTAACGTGTCCAAAAGTATCAAGAGTTATATCTTGTATATATGTTCTGCCACTATTATTAACTGATGATTGTGAAGAAGTATCTTCGTGATTAAGAGTAACTCCTCCAGAATTACCTCCTCCTGTTAATCCACTACCTGCAGTAACACCTGTAATATCACCATTATTATTACTAAAAGGAAAGTCAGCTATACTTGCTTGTTTAACAGCAGATGCACTAGCATCATATATTAAAAGAGTATCAGAAGTAGTTACTGAGTTTGTTAAAGTAACATCATCAATACTTATTTCTATATCGTTAGCATTAGCAGTAATACCTGTTCCTCCAACTACATTTACAGTAGCACTACCAGATGTTGCACCGCCTGTCATACCGTCACCAGCTACGACTGCAGTTATGTCTCCAGTGTTTGTAGTAAAGCCTGAATCATTATTAAATCCTGATATATTAATATTTCCCTTTGTAAGTTTTTTCTGAGCATTAGAATCATCTACTACAACAAAATGGTCTCCGTCTGCATTAGATGTTGATGTGGTTAATTCACTTAAGTCTACACTTACAGCAGTTGATGATACATCTATTAGTGTACCAGCTCCCACATTTAAAGTAGCAGAACCAGAATTTGAACCTCCAGTTAATCCACTTCCTGCAACAACCGCAGTTATATCTCCTGAACTTCCAACTACATCACTAGCAACTACCTTTTTAAAAGCACTAGCACTAGTATCATATACAATAAATTCATCGTCATTAGCAGGTGATTCATTTAGTAATGTCTGTCCAGTTATATCTAAGCTAACAGTAGCAGAACCACTATTAGAACCTCCACTTAAACCATCACCAGCTACAACAGCTGTAATATCACCAGTATTACTGGTAAACCCTGAGTCGTTATTGAAACCAGATATGTTTATATTACCCTTAGTAAGTTTCTTTTGATTGTTAGAAGCATCTATTACCGCAAAGAAATCTCCGTCTCCGTCTGATGTAGATGTAGTAAGCTCAGATAAATCAACATCAACCTGATTAGCTTGTACATCTATTAAGTTACCAGCAGCTACATTTAAAGTAACATCACTAGAACTACCACCACCAGTTAATCCAGTACCAGCTACCACAGAAGTAATATCTCCTTGTGGTGCAAGTCCTGCAATGTCAGATACTTGTATAGACCTGATAGCATTAGAATTACTAGTGTCTGCTATAAGAACTAAGTCATTAGTAGCTATTTCTGCAGCTAATTGTGTTCCTTGTATATCTACATTAAGAGTAGCAGTTCCAGACGTATTTCCTCCTGATAGTCCACTTCCTGCAACCACATTTGTAATATCTCCTGCGTTAGAAGTAAACCCTGAGTCATTATTAAACTGACTTAATTTTATTTCTGATACAAGTTTTCTCTTTTGAGCACCGTCATCTAAATATACTAGTTCGTCTTCACTACCAACTATGTCAGCAGTTCCGTCTGTAAGTTCACTCAAGTCTACGTCTACTTGGTTTGCTTGTACATCAATAAGATTACCAGCACCAACTGCTAAACTTACTCCACCAGATGAACCTCCACCTGTTAGTCCTGCTCCTGCAGTTACTCCTGTTATATCTCCTGATGAAGCAAGAGCTATTACATCTGACAAAGGTACTTTTCTAACAGCTGTGGCTGAAGTATCGTATATAGCAACAGTGTCGCCTGTAGCTGCTTCTGATGCTAATGTTAGACCATTAATGTCTAAATTTAAAGTTGCACTACCACTTGTGTTACCTCCTGATAGTCCTGTACCAGCAACTACCGCTGTTATATCACCTGTGTTAGTTGTATATCCAAAGGATAAAATTCTATCATTAATAGCTGCAGAAGTCATTAAATGGTCATCTACATCATTAAACTCTCCACCTAAATCAATATCATTTACTGCGTGTCCACCAAGAGTTAAATTACCTGCTGTAGTGAATCCAGCTGCAGTTATTGTTCCAGTTGTAGTATCGTTAGCGTCATTGACTAAGAAAGCATCATCTACGTTTAGTGTTACTGAGCCAGGACCATTACCTCCTCCACTTAGATTTGTACCTGCAACAACTGCGGTTATGTCTCCTTGTGGTGCTAGTGCTACGATACTTCCAACATCCATAGATTTAACATTATTAGAATCACTTATGTCAGCATATAATACCAAATCACCTGTTGCAACTTCTGAACCTAAGCTAGTTCCCTGAATGTCTACTTCTACGTCGTTTGCATTTGCTGTAAGACCAGTTCCTGCAATAACATTCAATGTTGGATTTACAGTGTTTGTTCCACTCTGTGTCATACCAGTACCAGCTGTAACAGATGTTACTGTACCAGCATTTGATGTAAAATTAGAATCATTATTGAATGCAGATAGTGTTATTTCACTTGCTGCTTTTCTTGATTCTGTAGTTCCGTTTTGTAAAATAAATTCTGTTGAACCAGATATATCTCCTGTCATATCTGTAAGTTCACTAAAGTCTAATGCAAGACTAGTGCTTAAAGCTCCAGTGTTTGCACTACCTCCACCACTAAGACCAGTTCCTGCTGATATAGATACAGATGTAATATCTCCTTGAGGTGCTAAAGCAACTATATCAGATATACTTACAGCTTTTATTGCGTCTGAATCACTACTATCAGATGTTAAAACTAAATCTCCTGTAGCTGGAGAGTTATTTAAAGTAGTTCCTGCTATGTCTACCGCTACATCATTAGCGTTTACTGCAATTCCTGAACCTGCTCCAACAGCAAGTGTTCTTGTTGCTGCAATGTTTCCACCGCCTGTCAAACCAGCTCCTGCTGTTATATCAATAGTAGCATGGTTTTTATGTTCATTAGCTACAAAGTTTGCAAGACTGTCGTGGTCTATAGTTCCTTGAGTAGCTGTATTTACAGTTCCTGTTAAGTTACCTTCAAATGTACCTGCTACAAAAGTTTCACTACCCACTGTCCACTTATCATCTGATTCATTCCATTGTAAAGATTTGTTTGTTTGTGTTCCTCTTTCAACTTCAATACCAGCACTTTCAGTTGGATTGCTTCCAGTAAAATCACTATTTAGAACTATTTGATTGTCTGCAATATTTATTTCATCTGTGTTAATTGTAGTAGTTGTACCACTTACTGTTAGGTTTCTAGTTACAACTAAGTCTCTACCTATAGTTACATCATCAGGTAAAGATATAGTTACAGAAGCACTTTCACTTCCAGAACCTGATACTGTTATTTCATTAGAAG